GAGGATTTGAAAAAGAAAGTGAAGGAAGTAAAAGTTTACATAGAGACAACGATCAAAGGTCCGGCTGTAAAGACCGGTAAATATGCGGCAGCCTTAGTATTTACTAAACAGAATGGCGCTGTAAGGGACTTGATCGTGCAGGGAGAAGAGGAAGAAACGACATTTAACAGAAGTGTCCTGCTGGCAATGATCCGGGCATTGAAGCGGTTCACTGAGCCATGCCACATTATTTTCTACACAGAAAACACTTATATCAAAAATATGGTGGAGTGCGGGAATCCGGAGAAATGGCGCAGAGCAGAGTGGAGAAAGGCAGCAGGAAAAGAAGTGCAGAATAAAGAGCTGTGGCAGTTGTTTCTGGAAGAGAAGGAAAAACATGAAGTAGAGATAAAGTTCAGTAAATACAGTGCGTACAAGGAAACACTGCAGGAGTTGCTGAACAGAGAAGAGGTATAGAGATGTTTGATAAATTTGGAGAATTTGATTCTTATAAAGAGATTAATGAACTGGCAGAAAATCTGTTCAATGAGGGAGATACGGCCTCTTTAAAAGAGATGGCGAAAGAAAATGGTATTCAGAGCGATTTTGTCGAGATGTATCTGCAGGGAGAGATTCCGGAACTCTGTGACCAGATGACAGCAGCACTGGGAAAGATTGATGTTGAAGTAAAGGCATTGAATCCGAAAGAAATCATGGAAGACTGGGTGGAATATCTCAGAGGTCAGTGTATGGAGAATGAACTGCTTGCATATCAGGTGAGAAGAAAAGGAAAGACACTGAAAGGCTGCATTGCAGCGTTGTTATTATGGTCCTTTAAGAATCAGCAGAAGGTTGATCCTGGAATCATAAAGGCAGCAGGAATCAATGGCAGAGTCACACTGGGGATTCCAGGAATGGCAAGAGCAAAGCGAATCATCATGAATTACTACATGGGAAAGTAGGCGGGACAGATGAAGAAGAAAGCAATTGAGAAAATACCATTTCTGGGATTGAAAGAACTTAGTAAAAACAAAGCTGTGAAGTATGTTGGAGTAACAGCGGTCAAGATCATAAGCCATGAGAAGCATCTTTTTCTGGAAGTATACCGGAATGAAGAGGGAGCACAGAAAATTCCGCAGGTACGGATTGTGATTACTCAAAAGGATTTTGGTACTTATTTCCCGGATCAGGCAGAGTGGAGCAGACAGAAGATAGAGGTAGACAAATACAGTTGCGACCATAGATTGATATGGCAATCCACGGAAGAAGGCAGAAGAACCTGGGAACAAACAAAAGAAGAAAATGTTCTTCAGAGTGAGAAAGACCGGGAACGGTTAGGAAAATTTTGTAAGCGTTTTGCAGTATGGGACAAGGACAGGTGGTGGGAATATATATGCAACCATCAGGATGCGATTGTTTTTGAGGCAAAACGAAGAATAGAGAACAGAAAGTATAAACGTAGACAGGATGCCCTGAATGATAGAATCGCACATACAAGACAATTGCCAGAAAAGAAAATTTTGAAACTGGCGGATCAGATATATTTCCGTGAAAAGCATTATCTGTACTACAAGAAGCATGGAAGCTGGGTTCAGATTGCCTGCAGCAAATGCGGTGGTGTAACAGATGCAAGATGGAAAAGTGGGATTTCCTATGAGAGCCAGTTCCAAAGGCATGTTGAGGAACCGAGGGAGGGACACACAGGAGTTTGCCCGATGTGTGGAGCATATGGAGAGTATAAATGCCAGGGAAAGACGAAAAGCAGTCATAGTAAGCTCATGCATCTCTTCCTGGGGCAGAAATACAAGGAAAAAGGCATGGTGCTTCGGTACATTGAAGTGAGTAAAGAATGGAGACTTGGTTTGATTGAAGGAGAAAAGGGAGAAGAGATGTACAATGCATCAGAGAAGCTCTCAGGAATCGAGATTGCAAGAGCCTATTTTGAACCTGATAAAGACTGCCAGATTGACTACCATAAGCGCTGTGCTTATAGCGGAGAAGAGTATTGGGATGATTGCAATTTGTATGGTCATGCAAATATTACGATAGGTGAAGCACCGATTCTTCAGGATACTTACGATGAGATGAAGGGAACCATGTTCCAGTACAGTGCTCTGAAAGAATATGCCAGTGAAAGGCGAAAAATCAATCCAATTCGTTATTTTGAACGTTATCGGCAGATTCCACAGATGGAAATGCTGTCAAAGATGGGACTGATCGGAGTCGTGGACAAGATAGTGAATTATCATCAGGATCAAGTGATAGCGAATGCAGATGCAAAGCGGCTGGATGAATTCCTGGGAATCTACAAAGGAAGAGTACAACAATTGAAGGAGAGCAAAGGTGATATGTCTCTTCTCGGGGTTATGCGGATGGAGAAACGACTGCAGAAGAACTGGACTGATGATCAACTGGAGCATCTGGCAGAAGTGGATTTAGATCAGGGAGCGATTGAGCTGGCATTAAAGTATATGAGCCTTCAGAAGTTCTTGAACAGAGTTGGAAAATATGCCGGATGCGAATATGGAACAGGATGCCAGTCAGCAACAGAACGATTGAAACAGAGTGCACTGACTTATATAGATTATCTCAGTATGAGAGAAACGTTGGGATATGACCTTAATAATACGGTGTATCAACAACCAAAGTGTCTGGGAGCTGCGCATGCGAAGATGGTGGCTGAGTCGACCAAAGAGGAAGTAGATGAACGAATTCGGGAAGTGAAAGTAAAATTCCCGAATATTCGGAGCAAGTATCGAAGTCTTAGAAAGAAATATTTCTATGAGGATGAAGAGTATCTTATCCGGCCGGCAAGATCAGCAGAAGAGATTGTTACAGAGGGAAGAATCCTTCATCACTGTGTAGGCGGAAATAACTATCTGAAAAAACACAATAATGGAGATACCTATATTTTGATGGTCAGATTCAGGAGTGAACCGGAAGTGCCATACATTACAGTGGAAATTGAAGGAAATGAGCCGAAAATCATTCAGTGGTATGGCAACAATGATGAAAAGCCGAATCGAAAAGCAATACAGGAATGGCTGGACAATTATTTGTTGATGTTGAAAACGGGAACTTTAACAAAACAGCCTGAGGCGGCTATAGCGTAAGGAGAGAAAGAATGGAATATGTGCAGATGACACTCAATGACTGGGTGCAAATGAAACAGAGATTAAAACAGGAACTTCTGGGAGTGAAGCAGAGTTTTGTCCGGATTGGATATGTCCTTCGAAAGATAGAGGAACAGAAGCTTTATGAACAGGATGGATATAAAAGTATCGCAGAGTTTGCTCAGGCGGAATATGGATTAGGTCCATCTATTACAAGCCGATTCATGAGCATCAACAGGGAATACTCGATTGACGGGTATTCCGAACACCTTAGACCGGAATATGCAGAACTGGGAAGAAGCCAACTGGAGGAAATGTTGAAACTGCCTGACAGTGACAGACAGATGATTCAGCCGGAGGCATCAAGAGAAGATATCCGGGAATTAAAAAGATTCAACAAGTCCGGACCGGCAGAAGGAGAAGCGGATGATCTGCATCAGCTGATCGAGAAATTCTATAAAGACAATCCGGAGATTCTGAACGCAGTGTTTAGCGAAGCAGTCATGTTTGAGGAACAAACGGTCAGTCGATTTACTGAGATTGTGAATCCGGGTGGAAACAGGTCCTACAAGAAAGGCCTGTATTTCCTGATGATGTACGAGAACAGGGTGGCGGTTAAAAAGTTTGGAGAAAAACCACGAGATCTGACCTGGTGGGAGTTTTGCCAAATCACAATGGAGATTTTTGGAGAATCGGCAGCAGGGAATAAGACTTGGCAGAAGTATTTTAAGGCTGAGGAAGAAAAGCCTGAAAATACAGAGGTGCAGGGTGATGTTGTTGAATCTACGAAAACAGAAGCTGTATCAGAAGAGCACGAGCCGGACAATGCAGATAATTTGAAAGAGTCAGACGAAGCAAAAGAAAATAAACTGGATGAAATTGTCCGAGAAGAAAAGGATGAAAAAGAAGAAATTGCGCCGGCGCAAAAAGTCGAGAAAAGCCCGAAAATACAGAGCTATTCACAGCTTTCAGATGACATTCCGGGGCAGACAGAGATTGAAAAAGATTTCCCGGAATTGCTTCCGGAAAGAAGAGAAGAAGCAACAGAACAGCAGAATCAGAAGGTTGATGCCTCAGAAATCATGCCGAAACCAACGGAAAATGTGGAAAACTGTGTTGATAATTCTGAGGAGATTCAAGAAAATGTGATAAATACAGAAGCGGAAGCAGATTCTGAGCAGGTGGATAACTCAGAAGAGACAGAAGTTCATGTTGTTGGCAGCAGATGGGAATACATGAAAACAATGGAACCGTATAAAGTAGCGTTGTATTTGGCTGTATCAGTAAAGGAGATGGCTCACATGAGGCTTGGTTCTGCAGATTACTGGAGAGAATGGCTGGAGCAGGAAGTTGATGTAAATGGAGAAGCCTTATGAGCATAGATTATTCAGATATGGCTTATCCCAAGCCGAAAAGGAAGAAAAAGAAGCAGAAACACAAGGAAAGTATTTTGAAAAGTCAGAAAGGTGTCTGTTTCCTGTGTGCGCTGCTCTATGATGATTATTCCAAAACATATACAGAAGAACATCATGTGATGTTTGGATCAGGACAGAGAAAGCAGTCAGAAGCTGAAGGAATCAAAGTGGATCTGTGCCGTTATCATCACAGAGAAGGAACGGAGGCGGTACATAACAATCAGGAGATGAGAGAACTGCTTTGTAAAATGGCACAGCAAGAATATGAGAAAACACATACAAGAGAAGAATGGCAGCAGTTGTTCAAGAAAAATTATTTGTAATAGTTACCTCCGCCGAAAGGCGTGGTCATAAACAGTATGTCACAATACTGAAACTCGTAGACAATGTTTTCCTTCCTGCCTGCGGGCAGGAAAGAAAGGAGTTGTGGGTGAAATTTAGAGAAAGCAAGACAATCGATGCAGAGGAGTTCTTATCCTGGCTGGATGAAGCAGAAGAAGAGTTAAAGTCCGAAAGAAGGAAAGAAGATCAGACAGATAAGCGAGATGAAGGGATTCTGGCAGCGACTGGGATTATCAGAGAGTATGTAGAAAAAATGTGCCAAATTACAGAGACAAAGACTGAAATGAATAAAAAGAAAGTGGAGAAATGAAAAAGATAAAGGATGTACTGGACTGGATTAAGGAAAAGATTGCAGGTAGAAAAGAAACAGAAAAAGAGTTGGCAGAGGAATTAAGTAAAACTGGTAAATTTTCGATAGAAGAAGCTGGTAATGCAATTTGTGAAGTAGCTAGTAGTGCAGGAGGAACAACAGAGAAATTTGCAGAAGGGTATATGCTTGCAATGAAAAGTGAAAATGGGATGACAGTAGTTCCAAAGAAAGAAGATAAAAAGAGAACAGAGCTTTCAAATAATCAGAGAAAATACCGGGGAATACCGATGCTTAGGTGGCGGCAGATAGTGAGAGTGAGAAAGGGTGAGTGGTAGGTGAAACCAATTGTAATACTTATAGTCGTAGCAGCAACTGCAGTGACGGTTGGCTTTCTGATCGGCTATTGCGTAGGGAGAGAAGCAAGATGAACATGGAAGAAAGGGTACATAGATTTATAGCAACCAAGAGGAAGAATTATAAGAATATGGCAACAACAGTACCGGATCAGAAAGCAAGTGAAGACTTTCACCGACCAGTATACCAGGCGGCAACACTGGTCCGGCAGCAGGGAGAGCAGATGAAAACTGAGAGTGTTGCGGAATATCTTGCAAGAAAATATGAGATAGGGGATGATGCCAGTGGACATGACAAGAACAGAAAACAATGTGAAAAGCGAGAATGACAAGAGAAAGAAGTACCTGAAAGGGTATAGAACTAACAGAAGGCGTGTCAATCGCATTGATGATGAATTAGCAGAATTGAAGGAACTTGCAGCATCAGCAAGAGCAATCAGTTATTCCGGAATGCCACATGGAAGCGGCAATCAAACAGATTTGTCCGATGAGTTTGCAAGGATTACTTCTTTGGAAGAAGAACTTAAAAGAGAGAGAAGCAAGTGCATTGAATCCTATATGGCTATTGAGAATCAGATTAAAATGGTAGAGGATGAAGATGAGAATGATGTATTGTTTTATAGATACGTGAGAGGGTTACGTTGGTGGGAGATTGCAGAAAAGATGGAGTGTTCTGAACAATGGGTTTACAAATTACATGGAAAAGCATTGAAACATTTGAAGTTGCCAACATAGTTTATTTTTTATGAATGTTTATTGAAGTTTAGTATATAACTGTGTTTTAATTAAAATGAATATGAAATAAAAAGCTAATAATCCGATGATTTGTTTAAAGAAAACAAAATTATACGCCCTTTATACGCATCTTAATGTTGACAAATGCGTATAAAGGGCGCATAATAAAATCATGGAGGTGAGAACGTGAAAAGACGCGACCTAATAAAAAAACTCGAGGGCGCAGGATTTGTGTTCAAGGAACATGGCTCGAATCACGATACGTATAAGCGAGGAAGAGATACGGAACAAGTTCCAAGACATACTGAAATCAATGAGATTACAGCAAAAAAAATTCTGAAAAAATGGGGATTGAAATAAATCCCCAGGCCTTTGGGCATAGTTTATTAGTGTCAAATCATTAATTATCTATATGGCAGGAAAGTGAGGTAAAAAAATGAAAGGAGCATATCCAATACTAATCAAAGAGTATGGTGACGATTATTTGGTTTATATTCCCGATATGGAACTTTATACCGAAGGAAAAAGTGTAGCTGATGCGATGGAAATGGCACGGGATGCAATTGGCTTAAAGGGAATGGACTATCTTGATGATAATCTTGAATTGCCGATGCCATCTGATAAAAATAAGGCATTACAGAAAGCTAAAGATGATGCTGATGCTGACTTTGATTATTCTGATGGAATCTTAACTTTGGTAGATGTGGATTTTGAAGAGTACAGAAAACGAATGCAGAATAGAGCAGTAAAAAAGAATTGTACGATCCCGTATTGGATGAGTATTGAAGCTGATAAGGTCGGTATTAATTATTCTAGAGTTTTGCAGGAGGCAATATTAAAACTAATTGGAAAAAGCGCAAAAGGAGTATAGCTTAGTGGAGCACCCTTCGGGGTGCTTTTCTAATGCGTAAATATATGCTGTAATCTGATAAACATAACAATCCAATCAGTTAAGAGATAAAAATACAATGACAGATAAAGAAGCAAAAGCATTTTACAATTCATCTGCATGGAAGCAGAAGCGACTGCAGATTTTAAACCGTGATCATTATGAATGTCAGGACTGCAGAAGGAGAATCCGAGATGCAGTGGCAGCGGGCACAGTACTGACAGGGAGAGACAGAAAGATATGGAGAGCGGAAGAGGTTCACCATATTCAGGAACTGAAGGAGCATCCGGAGCTTGGCTTGGAGGATGACAACCTGATCAGTTTATGTGTGCAGTGTCATAACCTGAGACACGGAAGAGCTCCAAGAAGATTCAAAAGAAAGAAGAAGCTTGTGAGTAAGGAGATGTGGTAGATCTCCCCCGGTCAATTCTCAGCGATTTTTTCTGAGTGAAGAACGGGGATGTAGCCATGACTCCGGAGAAAAATTGAAATCTCGCGTGAAAAGGGTAGGGGTATGTTTTTTCAGGACTTACTATAAGAAGCAAAATTTTTTTAGAGGTCGAAAAACATGCAAAAATTGATTGAAAAATGCTAAAAAAATGATAGAAAGCAGCATGATTTGAGAGAAAAAGGGGGTGGAAAGATTGACAAAAACAGAGATTAGAAGCTCTTTGGTGAAGCAGTTGGAGCGGCGTGGAATGAAAGCAGAATTCTATCAGGACCTGATAGATGATTATGTTTATTACTGGTCTTTGAAGAAGAAATTAATTGCAGATATCAAGGCAAAAGGACTCCGCTATGAGACAATCAACGGAAATGGTGTGACAGTGGAAAAAGCAAATGAATCTGTGGTCAATCTGCAGAAGACCACCGCCACAATGCTGAAGATCCTTGCTGATCTGAAGCTGAAAGAACCAGTCCCGGAACAGGAGAATCCGACAGATGGTTATTTGTAAGGAGATTGATGAGTATCTCAAATATGCTGAAGCACATCCCAAGTGGATAAACAAAAAAAGAAAGTTATTGATAGAAAACATCGTCAAACCGACATTAAAGCGGGACGATGTTTTTTTTGATGAAAAAACATACAGAAACTGCCTGCAGTATTGCAAGGCAAATTATTATGAACTCTTTCCATTTCAAAAATTCATTTATGCATTTGCATTCATGTACAAAGATGACATTCCGATCTTTTCAAAATTCTTCATCAAAGAAGGACGAGGAAATGGAAAGGATGGATTCATAGTTCCACTGGTTAATTTCTTTCAGACTCCGTTATATGGGGTGAAGAATTATCATGTAGAAATTGTGGCCAACTCGGAAGACCAGGTTAAGGATACATTCAAAGTGGCTTATGACATGCTACATGATAATCCGAAGTTCAAAGGCAAATTTTCTGTGACGAAGGAGCTGATCAGTAATCTTGTAACCGGATCAGAGATGAAATATAACACATCCAATGCAAAGACAAAGGATGGAAAACGAACCGGTTGCCTGGTGCTCAATGAGATTCATGCTTATGAAAACTATGATCAGATTAATGTATTTGAATCTTCATTCGGTAAAGTGAAACATTCAAGAGAGTTTATTATCACAACAGATGGATATGTCAGAGACGGCCCGTTGGATGAAATTTCATCCATGTGTGCTGAAATCTTAGAGACAGGGGAGAATCCACTTGGATACTTTCCGTTTATCTGTGAGATTGATGACATGAAGGAAGTGGATGATCCAGAAGCATGGCATAAAGCAAATCCTTCAATGGAATATATGCCAATTCTTGCGAATCAGATCATGCATGATTATTTGGAAATGAAGAAGATTCCATCTAAACGTGCGGAGTTTATCACAAAGAGAATGAACCGGCCGGCACGAAAGGAAGAGGAAACAGTCACAACCTGGCAGAATGTTTTGAGAGCCTGTTACGAAGGTGAGACGATGGAAGAATTGGAACGCAAGATTCCAAGGAAGACATTGGATACGAGAGGACAGGCAGCAGTGATTGGCCTTGATTATGCGGATGTGAGAGACTTTGCATCGGCAGGAGTTCTGACAAAGACGGATGACGGGGAATATATTTGGCGGCAGCATACATGGATCTGTGCAGATTCACCGGTTTTAGATTCTATCAAGTTTCCGCTTCGGAACATGGGACAACCAGAATTTGAAGATTTTGAGATTGTTCCTGGACCAGTAATTGATGTGAATTTGATTGTTGATTGGTGTATGGAGCAAATGAATTATTATGATATCAAGAAAATTGCGATGGATACGTATAGATACCAACTTTTTGAAATGGCATTTAGCGAACGCGGAATATCAATTGAGGATAAGAAGAATCAACATGGTATTGTCCGGCTGATTCGTAAGATAACATCAGCAACAGGAATTATTGCTCCGTTTATTCAAGCGGCATTCAGTTTAGGACAGATTAATTATGGCCCATCGGCAATTATGCGCTGGTATACAAATAATACAAGTGTAAGTGAAGACAAATTTGGTAATAAGAACTTTGGGAAAATTGAACCAAAGCTAAGAAAGAATGATGGATTTATGGCTTTTGATGTTGCAATGTTCTGCAAGGATGAGCTGGAAGTCCAAATTGTTTATATTTGATGGGAGAAGGACATGTTTAATTTTTTATTTCAAGACAGAAATAAAGAAATGCAATCATTAGCAGAAGTAATTTCGATAGACATGGCAAAAGTAAATCTATCAAAATTGGCTATTGAAAAAGCAATACTGATGATAGCAAAAGCAATAGCAAAATCTGACATATTAATTCAGACGGAAAGCGAAGAAAAAAGAAAAGAGGAATACAGACTAAATATTCAACCGAATGATCACGAATGCGGAACAGTGTTTTGGACTGAAGTTGTAAAAGAATTGCTTACAACTACGGAAGCTTTGATTGTTCCGCTGGGAGGGAAATATTACAGGGCATCAGCGTGGCAGACAACAGATAGTGTATTGACAGAGCGAATATACAGAAACATAACACTTACTTGTGCGGGGTATAACTATTCGATATTCAAAAGTTTCAGGTCATCTGAAATGATACATTTGAAATATGACAATGCACGGATTAGGTTGTATTTACAAAATGTAGTTGGTCAGTATGACAAGACAATTGAAGCGGTAAATACGATGATGCGTTTGTCAAATCAGCCACGATTTAAGCTTAAAACCGCAGATAACCAAGTATTTGCAGAAGAATTAGATGACGGAACAAAGAGAAAAACAACCAGAAGCAAGTATGTGGGGAAAATAAAGAGATTATTGGAATCAGATGAACTGCTTGTATTTCCAGAATCAAATGGAGTAGAACTGGAAAATCTGCAAATTACAACAAATGTAAAAGCAGAAGAGTTAGCAAAGATGGCTCTCCAGATCAACAATGAAGTTGCCAATGCTTTCGACATTCCTGAGGCAGTGTTTAACGGAAACATTACAGAAAAATCAGATGCAACCAATGAATTTATAACTTATGCAGTAAGTCCTATAGCAGAAGTGATTAATGATACATTAACAGCTTACAAAATTGGGATAGATGATTATTGTGAAAAAGATGAGAAAGTCATGGTATGGCTGGCTCGTTTTAAACATGTAGATGTGGTAGACAGTGCGACAAATTTGGATAAGCTCCGTGGAATCGGATTTAATTACGATGAAATCCGGGAGATGGTAGGTTATCCACTTTTGAATACAGAATTTAGTCAGGCGAGAGCACTGACGAAAAACTATGGGGAGGAGGGAAATAGTAATGCAGTGCAAGAGACATGATTCTTAGGAGGTGATCCAAATATCTCGGAGCTGTCCGTTAAACAGTAATAACAGGGAAAGGAAAAGAACATGGAACAGAAAAACGTTGTGTATAGATTCCAGAAGATGGACAATGTGCATGAAATCTTCATTTTTGATGAGATTAGGAAGATTGGACCGTTCAACTGGGATACATGGCAGTATGAAGATTCTGAAACTTCAGCGAAGCATTTCAGAGAACTCTTAAATGAGATCCCGGAGAATGAAGAAATCAAGATCTATATCAATAGTAATGGTGGAAGTGTAGATCAGGGAACGGCCATCTACA